TGGGAATTTACCCGTTGGTCAGTGTTTATATACACTTTACGAGGGTAATGAAGGAGCGGTCAACCCTGAAAGCGAAGAAATTTTAAACGTGTTGGAAGTTGGATTGTACGAAGTGTTGGCGAATGAAAACACCGACATCGTATTTGAAAACAATACAACTTATATCGAGCCAAATTTATGAGTTCAAGAAGAGTAAAAAATGCGTATGGTATGCCTACCAGTTCGCCTATTGTACGACAGGACTTTGAAACGAAGTTACCTGAGTACAAGGTAGTGAACGGTAAGGATTACGTTATGTACGGTGAGCATAACCGTTACCCCGATTACTTGTTGGAAATGTACCAACGTAGCGCAAAACATAACGCTATTGTAAACGGGAAGGTAAACTACATTACGGGTAATGGGTGGACTTACGAAGCCGACAAAGTACCGAGCGAAATGCTTGGTGAATTGAATCGTTTGTTGGAGAACCCAAACCCTTACGACGATTTGAACGATATTCTATACAAAACTGCGTTAGACTTTGAAATTTTCAACGGATTTGCGTTGGAAATTGTGTGGAATATGCACGGTAAGGTTAGCCAAATTGCACATAAAAACTTCGGTAACCTACGTCGCAACGTGGATGGAAGCAAGTTCTATTATGCAGATGAATGGAAAGAGTTTGGTGAACCCGAACGGTTAACGGAGTATATGCCATTCGATCCTGAAAAGCGATTAGGTAAGCAACTATTTTACTATTGCAGTTACGCTCCGAGCGTGCGTTACTACCCCATTCCCGAATACCTTGGTGCGCTTGCTTACATCGAAACCGATGCACGTATTGCCAATTACCACGTGAACAACTTACGAAACGGTTTCCTTGGTGGTTTCCTTTTCAACTTCAACAATGGAGTTCCATCTAATGAAGAGCAAAGAGAAATCAAACGTCAATTACAGAAGCAATTAAAAGGCGATGACGGGGAGCGTATAGTGGTGAACTTCAACGATAGTGCGGATACTGGATTAAAGATTGAACCATTAAACGCTAACGACCTCGATAAGCAGTTTAATATTCTAAACGAAACCATCCAAACCGAAATCTTTGTTGCTCACCGTGTAACCTCACCGATGCTTTTCGGTGTACGTGTTTCAGGGCAACTTGGTGGACGTTCAGAGTTGGTTGAAGCTTACGAACTATTTAAGGCGGTTTATGTAAACGACCGAGTTCAAAAGTTGGAAAAGGTATTCAACTACATTTTTTCTTTCAATGGTTTGGGCGTGTTAGAAATCGAACCAACTGAACCGATCACTGAAAGACTAACGGAGCAGTCATTGCTTCAAATCATGACCAAAGACGAACTGCGAGAAAAGGCAGGTTTACCACCTTTGGCCGAAGTAACCGTTACCGAGCAACCGCAAGCCTTCGAGCGCCATGACTTCCGAAAAGAGAAAGAAGAGTTAGCGTTGTTTCAAAAGTTTGGCCGTGACGCTTCCGAGTTTGAGGAAATTACACGCAGACCCATGCGTTACGGGTTCGAATTGTTAGAGCAAGAATTTGCCAGTGAATACGCAGAATTAGACGCTGATATTTTGAAGATGATCGAGAAAGACCCTGCCATTACTTCGGATAAATTGGCCGAAAAGTTGGGTAAGTCAATCGAGCTAATTTCAGACCGTATAAGCGCACTTATTGAAGCGAAGGCTATCAATATTCGTGGAGCGTTAAAAGAGCTTGGAGAGTCTGCAAAGGACTTTATTAAGCCACGCAATCCCGAAGGTGAACCATTGGTGCAAGTGATGTATAAATACGACGTACTTCCCGAGTTTGGTCCACAAAAGTTGATCGCTGGAAGCCGTGAATTTTGCTCAAAAATGATTGACCTCGGAAGGTATTACACACGTCAAGATATCAATCAGATTTCCGATATCATGGGGTACTCGGTTTGGGAGCGAAAAGGCGGTTGGTACACAAAGCCCGGAACGAACCAACATTACCCTACGTGCCGTCATACTTGGATGCAAACCTTAGTAAAACCGAAAGCATGAGCCAAAAAGCTTTATTCATAACCGAGAAGCAGTTGAAGGATGCTTCATTGATAAACGAAAACGTAAGCATGGTTAAGTTGCGACCTACGTTGATTATGTGTCAAGAGATGCACATTCAACCGATATTAGGTAGCGATCTTTACAAAGAAATTGCAAATCAAATCATTGCCGACGATTTAACCCAAGAGAATGAGGACTTGCTTATTGACTACATTCAGCCATGTTTACAAATGTTTGTACAAATGGAGTTTCCGATGGCCTTCGGTTTCCAGTTACGAAATAAGAATGTGGAACGTGGTACGGACCAAAACAGTACACAGGCCTCCATGAGTGAACTTCAAAGATTGATTGATTACTACAAATCAAAAGCCGAATGGTACGCTGAAAGAATTACCCGTTATATCTTAACCAATATTACCGACTTTCCTGCGTATCAATCGCCAAGTGGACAGATAGATACTATCTTACCGAACCGACGCAATTACACGGCAGGTTTGGTATTAGATAATTACGGTTGTTGTGGTGATTACGCTAAGCGTTACCAAGCCAATTACAACCGAGATTGTGACTGTTATTGAAACTTATGAGTTACCATAAAAAGAACGTAGAAAAGTTACGGGTTTACCTATCAAAAGACAAAGATGCAAAGTTGGAACACGATAAAAAGAAGCTTAAAGGAGTTCAGCGAGAGTCACCCACTCGTTAATTCGTTCGGTACGGGTAACATCCTGGACCCTGACAGCGCACAAATAACCAACTTTGTTAGTCCTGAAATCGATCGGGTGTATTACCCTTTGGTTTTCGCCACGTTGGACGGTGCAAGGTTCGGTTCTAATTCAGCCACGTTCACGGTGGGTTTGGTGTTCATGGATAAGATTGAGGAAAGCCAAAAGGTAGCAGATCGTCCTACGGGTTCTAATGCTTTGAACTTCCAAACGCTACAACCCGACGAAGTCATGAGCGACATGACCCAACTAGCTGGGGATTTCATGATTAAGTACCAACGTACTTTTGGAAACGACTTTGATATTTCCGTAGATGCTAACGTAGATTACTTTGTGGACCGCTTTGGTGATCGTGTTGCGGGATGTAGAGCGGTGCTATCTTTCAACGTACCACTTGCTTTGAGTGTGTGTACCATTCCAACGGAAATGGACCCCGATACGTGTTACTATGGTGGTGTTGAAGCTACCAACTTAATCGACCTTTACGACGGTAGTACGTTGGCCGTTGCGATTGATAAACCTATAAACATTACCTTTGATGGGAGTGCGGTTAGTAACTTATTCCTTTGGTTTGCCGTGCCTTCAAATTATTCGTTTTCGCATTGGTATCGAAGCGCATTTGATCAAGGTTCATTCGTGGATTTATTCGAGGTGTACGATACTCAGGATGGGTACGATATTTACGTTACAAGGTGGCAAACGGAAGCAACCGTACAAATGACTATACAATGATTAGATTAAGCGATAATTTAGAAATTAACAAGCCTTCACCAATCGACGACCGATTAGGTGTATTTGTTTCCACTGCCTCGGCTTTGACTTCTATTGCAGAAGACCGACGTTATGTAGGTTTGACCGTTATTGTGGACGATGGAAGCGGAGCGGTTGAGTATTGGTTTCAAGACGGTGTGACCGATGTTGACTTGGTTGCGAAATCGCAAGGCGGTGGTGGTGGTGTACCTTATACGGGTGCAACGCAAAACGTTGACCTTGGAACGTACAACCTAACTGCCGATCAAGTCAATTTGAACGTAACGCCTACGGGAACGTTAGCGGTGGGAGGGACGCAATGGAATAACACGATTGGAAGTTCAGAAACACTTTTGAAAGGTGGTTCAGTTACGTTGAAGAATGGCGTTGATTTGGTCGCTCGGGTAGTGAATAAGGTTAACCCAAACACCACACTAACCAAGGCATCCTATCAGGTGGTTAAGGTAGCGGGGGCGCAAGGACAAAGATTGGCGGTTGAGTTAGCGAGAGCAAACAACGATTTAAATTCGGCGGATACGCTCGGGATGGTAATTGAAACCATTGCACCGAATCAGGAAGGTTTTATTTTAACCGTTGGACAAATCGAGAACATCAACACCACTGGAAGCTTGCAGGGTGAAACGTGGACGGATGGGGACGTTTTATATCTAAGTCCAACAACTGCGGGACTTATTACGAACGTGAAGCCAAACGGTTTGACGGGGCATATCGTTGTTATCGGTTACGTTGAATACGCTCACGCCAACAACGGGAAGATCTACGTTAAGATTATGAACGGGTGGGAGTTAGCGGAACTTCACGACGTTTATGTTAACCCCGCTACGTTAGCGAATAGGGATGCGTTGATGTACGATAGCAGTGTATCACTTTGGAAAAACAGACCTATTGAAAGTTCTGACCTACCGACCTTGACTGCTTACCCACGTGTTTACTTTGCCAATAGTTCTGCATCGGCATCGGTTACCACTTTGGCGAAAATCTTTGAAGGCTCACCAATCAACATTACTGATATGCGAGTAGGCACGACCTTTATCTGTACGGGTTTTTATACTGGGAGTGCATCGAGTGCAAAGGGTTTCGGGTTGAGTTCAAATAATACAAGTCCCACGCTATCTACGGGAACGTTTACGAGCGGTCAATTCTACTTCGTGGCACGTTATATCGGTGGCGCAAATGGAACGCTTAGAATCAGCCGTGTGGGCGGTAACGGGTTTGGGGTATCTACAACCACTGCGTACGTTGACATCAACGCTTCCAGCGGTACTCACACCCTTTCTTTTTGGGGTTCTTCCGCATCGGGGACAATCATTGTTGAACACTGTCTTATTCAAATTATTTATTGATGGAATACTTGGTTATTACCGACACTGACAACTACTTTCCCAACTTTGGCGAAGCGGTTGATTTTTACAATTTGTTTGGCGGTCGTATATTTCAAAAGCGAGCCGAGGGCGTTTACGATGAAATCTTTGTACCATGAAGCAACTACTCCATGATTTAGGTATTAACCTGGGTTTGTCCTTTGCAGGGTTTGCAGGTTCGCTCGTGATGATCGGAAAGAAGGACTTCTCGTGGAAGAAGGCAATTGTAACCATTCCGAGTGGTGTTTTTTCTGCTAACTACCTAACGCCTATTGTGGTTGATGGGTTGGGAATGGAAGGCGCAAATGCTCAATACGGCATTGCGTTTATCATGGGTTACTTGGGATTAAAAGGAACTGAAATTTTTGCAACTAAATTTATTAATAATGAAAAACTTGAAAAATCTTCTACCGAAAAAGGCAAATGAAATGGATCTTATGGAACGGGTTAAGGCTCCAACTCCTCCGTTCTTTGCTAAGTTACGGACTATTGGGATTGTCGTGGGTGTTGTTGGCGGTGCTTTGGCTACTGCCCCCGTAGCTTTACCCGTGGCGTTGGTTAGTTTGAGTACGTACTTAATCACGGCTGGAACAATTATTACCACTGTTTCTCAAATAACTGTTGACGAAGGAAAATAAATTCGTATCTTTGTAGCGCAAGCCACGTTTTTGCGTTGTTTTCGTAGTTTAATTTTTGGTTGAACCCCTGAGAAATCGGGGGTTTTTTTATGCGTTCAAAAAAAAAGTTTCATTTTTTTTCGTAAAAAGTTTGCACAATTAAATTTCATGTTGTTACTTTGTAGAACCAAAGAGAAACAAACTATGAAAACAGCAATTACAACCAAGAAATTTACAAGAGTAGAAAACACAGATGCTGAATTTTTACAGGCAGGCATTGTAGCTTTTCAACTTGTTCAACTTAGCTATTCATTTTACGGACAAGAAATGACCGAGGTATTTGATACCAAAATTATGAACGACGGAAGTCAAATTGTAATTGATGGAAATGGGTTTATCAAATCAGGATTTCAACTATAAAACAAAACGGGGGGTGCGCATCCGTAACGCACAAACAAACCAAAAACAAGATGAACAAAACACAAACAACAATTTGGGGAATCGTAATGCTTTACGTTTTCTTCCTAACCAAAAACCCATTTACAATTATTTACATGGTGTTTATCGGTGGCTACATTTCCAAAAGAATCGAAACTAAAAAATCCAAATAATATGAAAACAATGAACGAAAAACAATTTCCAGTTGACGCTTTGCGCTTTTGGAAGTTAGCACCTGACACTATTTCCTGCGGTTGGGACATCTTTATTGGCCACGCACATTCCGAGAATATGTGCGACCCCGTAAGCCATTACATTTTCAACGATGTAATTACAATCTTCAAACACCTGAGGGGTTACATTGACCACGAAGACCGCCACGTTGGAGAATTGCTTAACGAGGTAATCCGATGGGACCTTAAAAATTCAGAGTTGTGCGTTACCGATGCAAGTTTCAGCGAGCAAATTGGAATCGGTGTAGCAATCAGTTTCAAAATGAATTTCAACACGGTAGAAAACTATTCAGTCATATTTAGTTATTTCAAATAATGCGAGAAATTAAACAAATCAAACGGGGGCGTAAACCTGCACGCCCCTTGGTTTCCACGGCCTTAGCACAACGATGGGAGCAAATCAGGAACGAACGGAAAATATCCGTACATAGATTACCAGTTAGCCCACCAACTTACCGAAAGGTAATTAACACGGGGTACTGCGATCAACAAACCTTGATAAAACTAACTAAATTCTTTTTATGATTAGCAAACACATTACACTAACCGAAGCCACAAAGAGCAACACGGCCACACGTTTAGGAATCAACAACACGCCAAACGAAGCAACGGTTGAAACCATGAAGCTAACCGCTGAAAAGGTATTCGAACCTTTACGCGAAATCCTTGGTGCAATCCGAGTAAGTTCCTTCTACCGTTCCCCCGACCTTAACCGAGCCATTGGAGGAAGCAAAAGTTCACAGCACTGCAAAGGTGAGGCAATCGATATGGAAGCGTTAAACACATCGAACTTCCACCTATTCGAGGAAGCCTGCAAGCTACCCGAGTTCGATCAAATCATTTGGGAGTTCGGCACTAAGCAAGAGCCTGACTGGGTGCATATCAGTTACGCAAAGACGGGAAACCGTAAGCAAATTTTACGTGCAACCAAGATCGGAAACCGCACCGCCTACGTGCCATATCGTAAAGACTAAAAAAATAGTTTGCACAATTAACTTTCATTTGTATATTTGTGAACCAAAACAAAATTATGGAAAACATCAAGAACTTGGCGAAAGCTTTGGTTAAAGCAACCGCCCAAATCGAAGGTGCTACAAAAGACAGTACCAACCCTCACTTCCGCAACAAATACGCAGACCTTGCGAGCGTTACGGATGCAATCAAGAAGCCGTTAAACGAGAACGGTTTAACCTACTCACAAATCATTCATCGATTAGAGGGTGGAGTTGGCGTAGAAACGCTTATTATCCACGAATCGGGAGAAACTATGAGCAACGGTATTACGTTCGTTCCTGCGCCTAAAAACGACCCACACGGATACGGCAGTGCGTTGACGTATGCCCGTCGTTACAGTTTGTCCGCTTGTTTCGGTGTAATTCAAGAAGATGACGACGCGAATGGTGCAACTAACCTACGTACAACGGCCGACATTAACAAGGTTCAGAGCAAAAAAGAATCCGCTCCAAAGTTTGCAAAGGCTGACGAACTGCAACCATTCACCGCTGAAAAGTACTCAAAGTTATTGGAACTTCACGAAACCGACCCTGAACTATGCAAGAAGTTGGAAGCGCACTATCGCATTACTTCCGAGGTTAAGGCTCAATTCAAAAAAGATACTGGAAAGGATTGGGCATGACACACGAAGACAAAATCAAAGTAATCATTGAACTTTATTCAAAGATTAAAAACGTTGACCTTGCAAGTATGTTGGAAATGAATCCTGGATTAATTTCTTATTACGCTCGAAAGTACAACCTTAAAAAAGAGGCTGAATATCTTGAAGATCAAAAGAAACGAAGCTTTGAAAAAATTAAAGAAGCAAGAGATTACCATAATGAACGTTTCAATATTTTAAGAAATAAAGAAATGCCCTATTGGGAGCGAGTAAAGGAATTCAGAAAACAACAATTCGAAACCCATGGACGTTTCCACCCATTCTACAAACTTCAAATTAAAACGCAAGCCAATGGATAATATCATAACCCAATCAAACAACCTGCTTTCTTCTGTTACTGGAAGGGAGCAGGTGGAATTGATGCACCAAGAATTTCGCATTCAAATAGAAGAGGGTAATATCAACCCGTTGGAGTTTGCAATCAAAGCACGCATGATTATTAAGGCCTTAGAGCAGACTTTAACCGATACCCAATACCTTGCAATCAATGAGCAGGAAAAGCACGGGAAAACGGCTGAAATGTTTGGAGCGGTGGCCACAACTTCCGAAATGGGTGTGAAGTACGACTACGAGAGTTGCAACGACATCGAATGGATTATTTTGAAGGAGAACGTAGAACGTACAACCGAAATGCTGAAAGCCCGTGAGAAGTGGTTGCGATCACTGACCAAGCCCGAAAACATCGTGGATGCAAACGGTGAAATAATTACCATTACCCCACCAATCAAAAGAAGTACAACAACCTTAAAAGTAACAATGAAATGAGAACAAGCCCACAACAACTAATCGACTTCATTCAAGGTATTAAACTTAAAGCCATGGAAGTACACGTTAACGCTGAATATACGGCAAAGAAAATCGACCTTTCAAGGGTTAGCCGTTTTGATATTTTAAACCAACGTATGCAACGGTTGTACCGTTTACGTTCCCAGTGCATTGAACACAAAGATTTTTACAAGGCACTTCAAGCTATGCACCTGATCAACCGTGTAGGCTTCGAACTATCCAAAACTTACAACTATACCGCACTATGAATTACCCCGACCCAACCAAAGAACAATTAGCGATTACCCGAGCCGTGGTATTGATGCAAGCCTTAGCAGAAACCTTGGATGACTTGAAACGAACTAATGCCTACCGTCAATCGTTAAAGAACCGATTGAACTTATTAGAACATGACCTATCTATTTACCTCAACACGCTTTCCGTAGCGTTTTGGGGTGAAGATGAAGAGTTAATGATGCAAATAAGCCGAGGCATTGATGCGGTTACGGGTGCGCTCGCTACGTGGCATCCTGCACAAATGGCGGTACTGGAAGACGTGCTTAATCAAATCGAAGAACAATTTAATCAAACACAAAATGAAATATCAGAAACCTCAGAACAAACAGGACATTGAAGCCTTGAAATGGAAAATGAGTTACTTAGAGAACCAATTAACTGGGCAACTATGCGACGAAGAAATGGTGCTACGTCAGGAAATTAGCGAAATAAAACAACTGCTTCGCTCGGTTGAATACCCCGAACGTCCAACCGATTCAAACTTTGAATGTTTTGGTTGTGGGAGTTAAATTTGTTTTGTATATTTGAAGCAGAAACAAAAGCAAATTAGCGGATTTGCCTTTTAATAAAACCTAATAACCCTGCCTTGGACGTGTACCGCTATACCGTTCTTGGTGGGGTTTATTTTTTACCATGACTGGTTACGAAATAGATAATCATTTATTTGACTTGGTGAATTCAGAAAGAATAACCATGCAAGCCTATGCCGTCGGGCACTACATCAAAAAGATTCAGAATTTTAAGAATGTACACGTGTTTACGGTGATCATTTCTTCCATGGCTACAACGCTCAATATTAGCCGTCAATCAGCTTCAAAATACTTTGATGAGTTGGTGAATATCGGATTTATTAAAGTGGTTGAATTGACCTCAAATAAAGGTGCAAAAGTGTACATTGATTGCAAAGTTGATGTTAAAAGTGATGTTAAAAATATTAACATCGAAATAGGCAGTAAAGACGTCGATGTTAACGTTGATGTTAAAGGTGGTGTTAAAAGTGATGTTAAAAATTTTAACACATTAAAGAAAGAAGAAAAAAGAAAAAAGAACTTATCTACTAATATAAGTAGTAGTAGTATTAAAGAGCCATTTCAAAATTTGAAACCAACCGACTGCAAAGAGTACATCAACGAGCAATTAGAACTTCACATTCACAACCTAAAACAGGCAACCAATTACACCGTTGAACAAATACAAAATGCAGTAGATACCTTTGTGAACTATCAAGAACTTGAAGCGAAAATGTACCACTTCAAAGCGGATTCCTTCAAACACTTTGCGCACTGGATAAAACGCATTGACCTGAACAAGATCAACAAACCAAAAGAACAAAAGCTCGATTCACGAAACATGACCGCAGACGAAATCGCTCAGTGGGTAGTCGAGAGAAAATACGGAAAACAAAACGATAATGGATAAAATTTTATGCTGTTTCTCCTGCGGGATAACTTCCGCAGTTAGTTGCAAATTAGCAATCGAGAAATACGGAAAAGAAAATTGCGAAATCGTTTATATCAAAATCGATTCAGCACACCGAGACAATGACCGATTTATTAAAGAATGCGAGCAATGGTTCGGTGCAGAAATCAAAGTAGTACAGTCAAATAAGTTTAAAGACCAATTTGAGGTAATCGAAAAGATTAAGTATATCAACGGAGTTCATGGCGCTTCATGTACTAAAAAATTAAAAAAAGACGTTAGAACAAAGGTTGAAAAGGAAATTAATTTTAAACACCAAGTTTTCGGATTTGAGTTTGATAAAAAAGAAATCAACCGTGCAATACGTTTCAAAGAACAAAACCCACATACTAAACCAATATACCCACTAATTGAAAGGCAATTGAATAAAGAGCAATGCGCTTACATAATGCAAAGCAACGGTATTGAACTTCCAACAATGTACAAGTTAGGATTCTCAAATAACAACTGCATTGGGTGCGTTAAAGGTGGAATGGGTTACTGGAATAAGATTAAAACACACTTTCCCAAAGAGTTCCAAAAAATGAGTGAAATAGAACAGAACCTTGAAAGAAGTTGCATCAATGGAAAATTTTTAAAAGACCTACAACCAAACGACGGAATCAATGAACCTCAAATCATGCCCGACTGCGGAATATTTTGTGAAGTTGAATTTGCTGATTTGATTTCTCAAAAAACAGAACTAATTTTGAACAACCAAATAAACATCGAAAACATATGAAAATCAAAGAAATGCAACCAGCAACCCGAGCGGAATACCTAACCAAACAACTGCTCAAACTTTACGATTACTTTAACAGCAATGTAACCGTAGGTGAAAACATTATGCGACAGGTTGAAGCCTTGGAAGAGGACCTTGAAACATACACCAACCTAACAACGGACCAATTCGAGCAAGCGTTAAGGAACGGACGTAAGGAAAGCACCGACGCTTTTAAGCCTTCCATTCGCTTAATCGTGCAATGGGTATCGAACTACGTTGTACGGTTCAATAAATCCGAGCAAAAGATTACCCACTCAGGAACAACACTTACACGTAACTACCCGATCGAACAGCGCAAAGCGTGGATTATTTCAAGCTACCGTCAATACCACGAAGAAAACAAGGACATGACCAAGTTTTACGACTTCGGAGCGCCTACGTACGAGGCAATCTACAAGTACTGCGGTTACAACCTTTCAAACGATCAGCGTGAATGGTGTTTTGAAATGAGCAAACGACTTTCACTTTCGCAAATGTTCAACGCATTTCTTACCCGTGACGAAGGCGACGAGTTCAGAAACAACGCAACCGCCTGCGCTTATGCCTGCAAATTGTTTTTTGATCAGTTCCCAACGGAAAACGATTTGAGAACGCAGTTAGGCTATTTCGATAACGTTTCCAAAGATCACTTTGTAGCCAGTTACGAAAAGACCCCGTCGTTGGTAGCGTACATGAGAAAGAAAAACGAAAATAATTTTGGACTTTCTTAAAAAAAAAGTTGCACAATTAAATTTTACCCTTATCTTTGTAATACCAATAACAAACAAGCTATGACAACAATGTTTTCAAAATCAGTAGAAGAAAGAGCGATCAACCTAATCATCGCAGGTGTTGACCCAATTGAAGCAGTTAAGCAAGCATTAACCCAAGATACTCAACTTTGTGAGGAAATGATTGCACAAACAACCGATCGAAGCAAAAAAGCAAAAACACAAATTTGCAAAAATGTTTATGGTTTAATCCACATAAATTCCTAAGCTATGAACCTAACAGAATGGCTAACGCTCGAAACCGAAGACGGGGATATTGAATTTAAAGTACTCGTTGATACCGAAGACACACACGATTGGGAGATCCTCGAAGTAAGGCGCAACGGTGAACCGTACGAACAAAACGAATCCGAATTTTCCATGATGTTAGATATGGCGGATGAGTGGGCGAAAGAAGCGGAGCAGGATTATTACGACGATATGCGAGAAATGTTCAACGATGATTAAAGCAAAAGTCAGGTAATGCGTAATAAGAAAACGGTATCTTATCCTTAGGTGGTTGCATTGTTGCAGGTTCGAATCCTGTCCTGACTGCTAAGTAAAGGTTCTCGATTTAATAGACTTTTCAAACTTAATAACCAAATCGATGACAGCTGGAAAGACAGCAACATAGTCAGGTGGCGGAATGGTAAACGCTGATTGTGTATTGGAAAAAAGATCGGAGTAAGAAAGTGTTAGGTAGCACCTATCAACGCTTACAAAGGTGGAAGCCTCAGAAAATATGCAATTAATGGTGTACAACAATACAGGTTCGAATCCTGTCCTGACTACAAAATAAAACGATGATTAAACGCTCAAAATACAACAATAAAAAAACTAAGGTCGACGGTATCACCTTCGATAGCAAGAAGGAAGCCGATAGATACGTTTTTCTGACGCTTAGAGCGACGATCGGGGAGGTACTTGACCTACACCTCCAAGTACCTTTCGTTTTCGCCTTAGAAGGCAAAAAAATGTTCACGTACAAAGCCGATTTCGTTTACTACGACAAAACGCTAAGTAAGACGATTATTGAAGACGTGAAGGGAATGCGAACGCCGTTGTACAAATTGAAAAAGAAACTAATCGAGAACCAACACCAAATTACAATTACGGAAACATGACCCATCCATTTGACAAATACAAGTACAATCGGTTCGGCTTTGAAGTAGGTCAGGAACTGGAATGGTTTGAGTGGCTACACAACTACCGTGCATCGCTGAAAGAATACCGCAACAAACTGAAAAACGAACGCTTTGAGAATGAGGAAGTAATGAAGCGGTTTATTGCAGTCAAGGAAGAGTTAATCCAAATATCGCAAACCATCCATACCTTTGCATCCAAGATAGCATTCCGACCTTACCACAAAGCTTTTTTAAAATCCACAAAAATAGACAGGGTGGAACTATTCAAGTTCAAAAGTATCCTAATAAAAAACTATGAACAGAGCGAAAGTAAAGACGCAAAGTATTATCTTTCAATTATCAAATAAACTGAACGACAAACAATTCATTAACCCATAAAAACCAAAATTATGAACCAAAACAACAGCATCACAATCACATTTAAAGTTCAAATTGATGAAGTTAATCAAACCATTGAATCGGGATTTCCGTATCATGGTGACGCTGAAACACTTGAAAAAATTGTATTTGAAACAATTAATTGTTTATACAGTTTAGGATGGAGTCGTGAAAAGACTAATGAGGCTATCAACAAATTTACATTCTAACCATGGAGACAACCAAGCACGGGCGTAACATCGTATCAATCAGGTGCAAAGACGGAGATCAATTTTTGATGCTATCAGACCTTCACTTCGATCACCCGAAATGCAGACGTGACATTCTGCAAGAACACATCGAGAAAGCCATTAACCTGGGAGCGAAAATCCTGATCAATGGTGACTTCTTTTGTATCATGCAGGGTAAGTACGACAAACGTGCAAGTAAGGACGATATTCGCCCCGAGCATCAAGGCGGGAATTACTTTGACTTGGTTGTTAACGAAGCAGTTGAATGGTGGGCAAAATATGCCGACCATTTACTTTTTGTGGGCTACGGTAACCACGAAACCGCAGTGAGTAAGCGACACGAAATAGACCTAACCGAGCGGTTTGTTTCTTTGCTGAATTACAAGACGGGTTTAAAGGTGTTGAATGGTGGGTACGCAGGTTGGATTGTGTTTAACGTTTATCGAAGAGACGATGCCAAAACGTACCTCAACTTCAAAGTGAAATACCACCACGGCCACGGTGGCGGTGGGGTGGTAACGAAGGGAGTAATCCAACACCAACGGATGGGCGCACAAGTTGACGGTGCAGACGTTCTTTGGATGGGTCACGTTCACGAATTGTATCACCACATCAACATCAAAGAAGGAATACAAGGGGTTGCACCTTACGAGGTTAAGCAACGCATTCAACACGATATTAGAACATCAACCTACAAAGACGAGTTTACCGACGGGGCGTTTGGTTGGCATATCGAAAGGGGTGCGTATGGTAAACCGATAGGCGGTTATTTAATGCGATTGAATTACGTTAGAGATAGAAAAGAAAAAGAGCGTAATTACATTAACCCCGATTTTCAAGCTATTTATTCAAACATTTAAAAATATGGAAAACGAAAAGTATGTAGGCAAAGGTTGGGCAAACCAGTACGGTGTAAAGGTTCAACTGAAAAAACAAGATTTACTCGATTTACCCACCAACCAATACGGGGATATTGAAGTATTTGTAGGTCAGCGCAAAGAGGTTGATCAAAAGAGCAAAGCAACGCACTGGGTAAAATGGAAAGCAAAGGATGCACCGATGCAAGCACCGAGCGAAATTCACCCTGCATTAACCAAGGCAGGATTCGTACCCGAAGACGACGGGTTACCTTTCTAAAATTTCCCATTCAATAAGTATGCACCCACTGATCGCAGACGTACTCCAACACCAAAGTTATCGCAAATCCTGCTATGACATTGTGAGGGGTACGCACTTCGACGGGGAGGACTTATACCAAGAAATGCTACTTGCACTACTTGAAAAAGAGGATGCAAAGCTTTGGGAGGTATGGCATTCGGGAGGGCATCGGTGGTACGTGCTATCATTAATCTACCGTTTGTTTTTGGGTAAGGGTTCGTTGTGGGATCAGAAGTACCGTGATCGGTTGTTACGTGTTGACGTTGACTGGACACGTGTTGAAGTGATCGCTGAAATCTACGACCATGAAAGCGAGGTTCAAACATCAAAGCAAATGGAAGCAATTGAGGAAGCCATTGCTGAACTGCATTGGTACGAACGTAATTTGTTTATGGTTTACGTTGAAGCCAAAAATATGCGACGTATCAGCACATCGACTACTATACCATACAACAGCATAAGATTGACCATTAACACGGTTAAGGACAAATTAAAAAAGAAATTGAAATGAAATACCGAATTATTCAATTTAGCGAAAATGAATTTTGCGCCCAAATAAAAAAGGATTTGTTTTCAAAATGGGAATCAATAGATACGCAAATAATTTCATTAAGTTATTATCATATCAAGCCAATCGTTAAAACATTTGAAGAAGCTGAAATGATTATTCAACGTAGGAAAGAATGGTTTGAGTTAAACAAACAATACCCTAAAATTCACGAAATAAAATGATTTACTTACAAATATTATTCATTGCGTTTTTCTCTGCTTGTGCAGGAGTAACGATTACCAAGCTTACGGGTATTGGCGACAAGATAGGGTTCAAGCCATTTAACTGCTTTGTATGCCTTTCGTTTTGGACTGCGGTGGGTTCGTTCTTTGCAACGGTAGAACTGCCCGTGTTGAGCCTGTTTGCTTATTCTATTGGGTGCGGTTTTATCGCTTGTATCATTGCTTATTTTTTAATCGATAGGATTTACCGATGAAACAAACAGCAGTAGAATGGTTGGTTGAACAAATAGAAAATTATAGAGCACTTACAAGAAATAGTGCTGAAAAAGTTATCAGCCAAGCCAAAGAAATGGAGAAGGAACAGATTAGAAGAGCGTTCTGTCATGGTGAAGTTGCCCGTGATCGAATTGACTCAATCGAATACTATAACGAAACTTACGGCAAATGACAACACCAAACCACTATAAACAAAAGGTACAACCGATTGACCTAATTGAAGCGTTTGACTTAAACTTCAACCTCGGAAACGTGGTTAAGTACGTAAGTCGTGCAGGGCGCAAAGGGGATACCTTAGAGGATTTAGAAAAAGCGTTTTATTACCTTAAACGAGAAATGCAGAAATATGAAATTAGCTAACAAAATGACCGACGAACAGTTGAAGCGGTTAGAGCCATTGTACCCAAAGTGGGTTCAGTTCCAAAACGAAAAGACGTTGCGCCTAAGTGGTGAGCAAGTAGCGTTAATGGGTGGTGTATGGAGTGAGGTAATGGGTAAACGTTGGACGGGTGGATGCCAAGCGTGCACCGTTAACGCATTCTCGACTATCATGAACCATTACGATGCTGAATTAGACCTAAGACACAAAGCCATTCACGAACAAATCATTCAAGATGCCACTACCGAAAAGAAACCAAGACGAAAGCAAAAGTGAGTTCTTAGACCGTTGCATGATTAATACAGTCATGAAAACGGAGTATGAAGACCCAATCCAACGGTTAGCGGTGTGTAACGCTTTGAGCCGAAAGGAAAGTTACGCAAAGTTTGAAAGCCATTCCGATTACCCCGAAGCGGTAAAGAACAATGCCAAACGAGGGATTGAACTTAACGAAAAGAACGGTAATCAGTGCGCCACGCAGGTGGGCAAAATTCGTGCAACGCAGTTGCGTGATGGTGAGCCTCTAAGTGTATCAACGATTAAAAGAATGTACTCCTATTTGAGCCGTGCAAAGACGTATTACGAAACGGGTAAGCCTACTGATTGCGGTTACATTTCCTACCTTCTTTGGGGTGGTTTAGCTGGGTTACGTTGGAGTGAAGCAAAGTTGAAGGAGTTAGAAAAATGACTACGGAAAAAGAAAAGGACGTAATTGAACAGGCGATTGGGGCGGTTGAGTTATACGCTACCATTGCCAACTTGCTTATGGATATTGCAGAAACTGCCGACCATGTGAGCGTGGGCGGTGCTACCGATTACGAATTAAAGCTTATGTGTATGCAGAAGCTAAAAGAGATCGTTAACAAAATTGAAATATGAAAATTGAAAAGTGGAAAGTATCGGAGGTTAAAGCGAACCCCAACAATCCAAGGGTAATTAAAGACGATAAGTTCAAAAAGTTGGTTAAGTCGATTCAGGACTTTCCCGAAATGTTAGAACTGCGCCCGATTGTAGTTAACATTGACGGTATTGTTTTGGGTGGTAATATGCGATTGAAGGCGTGCAAGGAAGCAGGGTTGAAAGAAGTTCCAGTGATCAAGGCCGAAGATTTAACCGAAGACCAACAAAAGGAATTTATCATCAAGGATAACGTTGGGTTTGGGGAATGGGATTGGGAAGATTTAGCGAATAATTGGGATGCCGAAGAGTTGACGGAGTGGGGATTGGATTTACCGACTGATTCTTTTATTGAAATGGAAGCGGTTGAGGATGACTTTGAAGTTTCCGAAGATGGTATTGAAACGGATATTGTGTTGGGTGATTTAATCGAAATTGGTGAGCATCGTTTGCTTTGTGGGGATAGTACTGATAGCGACCAAGTTGCTCGGTTAATGAATGGGGAAAAAGCTGACATGGTTCACACTGATCCTCCATATGGTATAAACTATAAGTCTAATAAACGAAAAGATGAATTTGAATATATAAAAAATGATGATGTAATTGATTGCGACTTTTTGCCAATTATCCCAGTAAACAAAAATGTTGCTTTTTACATTTGGACAAGATGGGATGTTTATTCGAAATGGATTGATTTAGTTTCGCAATCTTACAAAGTTACAAATTGCATAGTATGGGCGAAACAAGCAGGAGGGCTCGGTGATTTGGAATCTTTTTGGAATCAGCATGAATTTGCAATATATGCTGTTAATGGCAAAGTTAAATTGCGTGGGAAAAGGCAGGGAAATTTATGGGAAACTCAAGATCATAGAAGTAAAGAATATATCCATCCAACACAAAAGCCAGTTGAATTACCAGCACGAGCAATTGAAGCAACTTCGGACATTGGTAATATTATTGTTGATGTATTTTTAGGAAGTGGCTCTACAATGGTAGCTGCACATCAATTGAAACGCAAATGCTATGGGATGGAACTTGAGCCGAGGTATTGCCAAGGCATTATTGACCGCATGAAAAAGTTAGACCCATCGTTAACCATTAAAATAAACGGAGTATGCCAAGCGGAGAAAAATTAAAAGGGAAACCACCAAAAAACGGGTTCGATACCAATTCAGAAAACATCAACCGAAATGGAAGGCCAAAGCTATTGAAGAACGTAATTAAAGACACGTTCCTGCAAGAGTTCAACGTTAGGTTAAGCCATTCCCAAGCCAATGAAATTATTACGGGAATACTTGGAATGACCCGTACGCAGTTAATGGATTACGCAAAGAGTGACGATGTACCGTTTTGGATTTCCATGATTGCAAAGAAAGCCCAACGTGATTACGAGCGTGGTTCAATTCACTTGATCGAGGTGTTGATGGATAGGGTATACGGTAAACCGAAGGAAACCGTTGATACTACCGTAAGCCTTCCAAAAGCCGAAATACAGATTGGGTTGGTTCAAAGTGTTACACCGCTTTCAAACAGTGAGGATGCAATTATTTTGGATTGATGTTTCAAACGTCTGTCATATTCGATCGCAACTACAATTCAACTGCCGAGGTTATTGTTAACCAAGGCGGGACCAGTTCGGGCAAAACTTACTCGATATTACAAGTGCTATGCTTAAAAGCGATTGCCGAAAATGACCAAGTAATTAGCGTTGTAGGTCAGGACGTGCCGAACCTTAAAAGCGGTGCGCTCAGGGATATGCAAACGATTGTAGCAAGTTCGCCTGATATTCAAAGTTGGATAAAAGGATACAATGCGAGCGATCGTATTTACACGTTTCAAAACGGTTCAATCATTGAATTCAAAAGCTACCAAGATTCGCAAGATGCAAAGAGCGGAAAGCGTGACTATTTCTTTTTAAACGAAGCCAACGGAATTAGCTATGAAATCTATTCCGAGCTTGCAATGCGTACAAAGAAAAAAGTGTTTATTGACTACAACCCGAACGCTCGGTTCTGGGTGCATGATAAATTGATAGGTAAGGAAGGCGTGGAATTAATCATATCAGATCACCGACATAACCCATTTTTACCCGATATTATTCGCAAAAAGATTGAAGCGATTAGGAGCGAGGACGAGGAACTTTGGAAGGTGTACGCCCGTGGGATGACGGGTAAAATTGAAGGGTTGATTTACCGTAATTGGGGAACGATTGGAACGATACCGAGCGATGCTCAGTTGATTGGCTACGGGATGGACTTCGGATTCACCAATGACCCGACCGCAGTTGTGGGAGTGTACCGTTACAACGGTGAGTTAATCATTGACGAAGTAATGTACCATAAAGGGTACACAAATCAGGACATTAGCCAATATTTTACCCAATCGGGTATAGATAGAAGCGTTACCATTGTAGCGGATTCAGCCGAACCGAAAAGCATCGAGGAAATCAGGCGCATGGGTTGGAGGGTTGAAGGCGCAAACAAGGGGAAAGATAGTATACTAAACGGCATCGATATATTGAAACGATTTCGCTTTAATGTAACGAATAGGTCCAGTAACTTACTCAAAGAATTGAATGCCTACAAATGGAAGGAAAAGGACGGTAACGCTACCAACGTACCGATAGATTCATTCAATCACGGCATGGATGCTTTGAGGTATTTAGCATTAAATAAATTAGCAGAAAAGAATAGAGGAAAATATGCGATACAATAACATTTGGAAAAAATTAACCGTAGGTCAGTATCAACTTTTGGCAGACCTCAACCACTTGGAAGGGTGGGAGTATATGCGATCGGTTGTAGCAATCGTTGAGGGTAACGGATTTGATGCCGTTGATAATTACCCGTTGATTGAATTACGTAAACGGTACGAAGCCATTGCCAAGCAGTTGGAGAAAGAGCCGTTCAAACCGTTCAAATCATTCGTAAAGGTTGACGGAAAGCGATACTACGTTACACGATTCTTTGACGAAATAAACACCGCTCAGTTCGTGGAAATAAGCGAGTGGAATAAGACAAAAGAAGACGGTGTAAAGAACTTGCATTTGTGCGTTGCATCGCTTCTACGTGAAACGAAGTTAGGTTGGTTTCCTGAAAAGTACAACGGGAAAGACCATTCAAAGCGTGCGACGTTGGTGAAGGAAAAGATGTTAGCTGTTGAAGCGTTGGGATTGTCCGCTTTTTTTTTGGCCAGTTGGGTGAAGTTGCTCGAAGATTTACCAACCTATTTGGACAAGGAAATGCAGACGTTGAAGGCGGAGATGGACGCCCTGACCTTGGAACAGGATTCACCGAGCGTTACGGATGGATTGTAGTCATTGATCGGTTAGCCGGTAGCGATGTTCTTAAATGGAGTGAAGTCTTTGAATTGCCAGCGATGGAGTTCTTGAACTATGCGAGTTACCAAGTTGAGAAAAGCAAGCATGAGGCCTTTGAAATAAAGCGTAGAGCGAATGGGTAACTTTTCAGGATTTCCCATTTAATAAGTATGGCATTTATCGAGTTTAACGATGTGAGTGGTGCGTTCAATCCTGCGGTTAGTGGGTTTGGTACTACCGACGTTGACCAAGCTTTTGAAGGTGTTGAAAAGGAAATCGTCGATTGGTGTCACGAACAGATCGAGTTATTCCGCAAACAAATTAAAGATAACGGAAGCCAAGTAACGGGTAATCTTCAATCGGGCACAGTGCCATTACCTATGAAACGTTTTGGTAAAGAGTACGTTGTTGAAATTGTAGCACCTGCGTACTGGAAGACGTTGGAGTACGGGCAAAAAGGTACTGAAAGCAGTACCAAAGCCCCTAATTCTCCATTTACCGTTAAGGAATACCCACGATTAGACGATATGGTTAAATGGGTACAATTCAAAAATATGGCGAGCGGGAAAAAGGATGTGTATTCTTTGGCTTCACGAGTACGTAGAAGCATTTACAAAAAGGGAACTTATGCTCACCCATTCGTTCAACCAACACTTACCGAAAACAGATTAAATGATTTAGCGCAAAGGGTTGCAGAATTTACAGCCCAAGCGATGACCGCAGTGATTTTTAAATGATATGGCAATAACGATAATAACCCAAGTAACTGAACCAAGGTATTCGCCTGCGGGTAATCCGTTGGTGTACGTGGTTGATAGTGATAATAGTACCGAGCCGAACTTTCGATACGTGGCAAATGTTTCTATAAATGGAAACTTGGTAGCGAAGTTGAAGACGGTACCGAGCGTGACGAATAGCAACCGTGGAAGGTTCAATTTTCAAGAAATCGTGCGAGGTTATTTTGAAGTTACCCCACGAATTGCAGATGGTTCGATTGTAGTATCCGAAAGTTTTGGATGCCCTACGCAATACATTGAGTTTGAAGTAGAATTTGACGAAGAATACACGGGTGGAAGTTCGTCAGCGATTCAGGCTGAACCTGCTATTATTTACAACGGGGCTTGGACTGTTTTTGACTTTGCTCAATTTCCTTACTTCAAAGGTAATTACTGGATAGATAGCGATGTGGTTGATACTCGATTGCCATTGACAAACCGCCCACAATCAACCAAGGCTTACGGTAACTTTTCGCAAGTTTACCTTCAAAGTGGAAATCTTTACTTCCTATGTAGTAAGGAAACATCGCCTAATATTGATTACATCCGTTACCGTTATTACGATTCAACAAACACGTTGGGACGTGAGTACTATATTCCAACGGTTAACCACACGTCGCACGCTTCGAGTGAGCAAAATGACTTTAATCTTATTGCAGTTCCATTTATGCCTTTTGATGTTTCAAACATTAGCGGTACAATTACTTCGGATGGGGAAAACGGGATTGATGTATTGAATGAAAGTTCTTACTATACCGTTACAGCTTTTCAGGATGAAGGAACTAACCAAGCATCGATCGAGTACACGGTTAGAATGACCAACGAATGTTCACGTTTTGACTTTACCGAGGTACATTTTGAGAACCAGTTGGGTGGAGTGGATTCTTACGTGTTTACCAAGCCAAACCGAGAAAGGCAAACGATACAAAGAACGGAAGCGAGCCGTCCGTATTTGACGGATAATTTTGGTGATGGTGGAGTTCCTGCTGTTTATGGTGGTTACACTAATTTCTCCAAGTACAACGCACAAGTAGATTACAACAAAGAGTTTACGGTTTCTTCTGATTGGTTGACTGATCAAGAATTTGAATGGTTAGCGCAAATGGTACGTTCGCCACGTCTTTGGTTACGCAAATCATTTCAGACCGATGAAGGGGTTGTCGATTATTTAGTTCCCATTTTGGTAACCGATACCAGCTATAACGTTTGGAAACGTGACTTCGACCAGTTGCACACGCTCACCATTACCTACAAATTCACCTTTGACGAAGCGATGCCGTTATGATAACAGAACTTTACATAGACGGGCAAAGATTGGATTTAAGCGACGATATTGATATTCGCTTGACGTATTCCATCACTGACATAGAAAACCCCGTAGAGCGCAAAGGAACGGTTAGCAGAACCATTGAAATTCCGGGAACTCCAAGCAACGACAATGTGTTTGGTTCGATTTACCGATTTGATCAGTGGGTAATTGGATTTGACCCGAGCGTGCGGGTTAATGCTTACGTGTTGCAGAACGGTGTTGAGGTATTTAATGGCATTGCGCAATTATTGGCGGTTAAGAGTGACGGCCAATTTAAGACGTACGAAGTCGGTTTGTACGGGGAAAACGTCAACTTGTTTAAGCAGTTAGGCGATAGCGAATTGACTGATTTAGATTTTAGTGAGTTGAACCACGAATGGGATGGGAGTAATATCGTGGATTCGTGGACTAATTCCGTAGGAAGCACGGGTAACGATTACTATTACCCTGCAATCGATTACGGCCAATCGAGTTTCACACGTACCCAAGCCCCTGCACCTTATGCGGACGTATTTACTACGGCTGACTTTTACCCTGCTATTTCGGTAAAAAAGTACCTCGATAAGATTGTGAGCGGTGCGGGATTTACTTATGAGAGTAACTTCCTTACCTCGCAATGGTTTAAGCAGTTGATAGTACCGTATGGCGTTAGTGGTGTGCCTTATTTGACGGAAGAGCAAATGAGCGGTGCGTTGTTTTACATTGGTTTGAGTGGTGGTATTCAAGATATTTCTGATGGCACGCTTCAAAAGGTGAACATGGCTACCGATACGCCTTCACCATTCTTTGACGGTGGCGGTTATGATACCACGAATAAGCGATACACCCCACCATTTAACGGTGATTTCAATATTCAAGTACGTGTTAACGTTCAACCTAACTTGGCACTTGGATTTGATCAGACGGTTAAAGTGTACGTTCGTAAAAATGGAACTACATTAACCCAAATTATTGAATACACATGGGTTGCAGGTGGAGGTTCAACGGCACAACAGTTGAGCGGAATTTTACAAATGAGTTTGACCACTTCCGATTACGTTGAAGTGTGGATGGATTTTTCAGTTGATAGCGGTACGCCAATTTCGCCTGCACCTTACGTGCGTATTTTTACCGATGGTACGTATTGGTTGAATCAGATCAGTGGAACGCCATTGATGCAACCGGGATTTGTTTGGGATATGAACCAAACGATTGTGCCAAAGGTGAAGCAATCCGATTTTCTTATGTATTTGGTTCGTATGTTCAACTTGTTTATCATGCCGGATAAGTACGACCAAAAGAAATTGTACATCGAGCCGTTCTCGGATTTCTACGATACTTCGAACTACCTTGACTGGACTCCGTTATGGGATGTTGAGAAAGGTTACGAAGTAGTGCCATGTGGCTACATGAACCCAAAGACGTACAAGTTCAATTACAAGGATGCAGGCGGTTACTTCGAGAAACGTTACCAAAGTGCGTATCAATCAAGTTACGGTTCACGCACCTACATTAGTTCAAATGAGTTCAGCAATGGGGAGCAATCCGAGGACGTTGGATTTGGCAATAGCGTTATGGTTGGATTTTCTCCAAGCCCACGTATTTACGCACGTTATTACGACATCGATAACAAAGGAACTGCGAGCGGTGGCGATGTTGAATTGAACGTGAAACCCGTTACCCCTAACCTTCGTATTCTTTACCATGAGTATATCCCATTTCCGAGCGAAACGGAGTTTGTTTTCGAGGGTAACGAATACACGAGTTACCCATACGCAGGTAATTTAGATAACCCATACAACCCAACCTACGATTTATGCTTTGGTATTCCACGGGAGTTGTACTACCAATCGGACGAAACAAGCGGAGCGATTTATAGGTACACTAACAACAACCTATTCAACCGTTTTTGGTTGGATTACGTCAAGCTATACACCGACAAGGATGCTAAGAAAGTCAAGTTATTTGTACAACTTTCGGCAGTTGACGTGTTGAACCTTGACTTCCGCAAACCGATTTATATTAACGGTACTTTGTTTTACTTGCTATCAGTAAATGATTACGATGCAAATAGCGACGAGTCAACCTCAATCGAACTTTTGAAAGTGTTAGATTTAGCGCCATTTGAACCAACCGTTTTCCAATTAACGGGAGGTACTGGTGCATTTATTGCAGACGAACCTAAACCCCAATTAATAACTGAATAATGGCAGATACTACTAAGGATATTTTGTTGCGCGTAAAGACCGAAACAGACGACGCAAACAAAGATTTTAAATCATTAAAAGACGAATTAAGGCAAATAGAAAAAGCCTTAAATGATATGTCGAATGCTGGCAAAGCAGGTTCGGCTGACTTTAAAGTTTTACAACAAAGAGCAGGGGAAGTTAAAGACCAAATCGGGGATACCAAGGCAGCGATCAAAGCTTTGTCTTCCGATACGTTTAGGTTGGATGCGTTCGCTCAGGGTGCGCAGGCTATTGCGGGCGGTTTCGCAGCTGCACAGGGTGCGCTCGCTTTGTTTGGTACGGAGAATAAACAAGTTGAGGAAGCGATCAAAAAAACGCAAGGTGCAATGGCTTTGCTTCAAGGGGTAACGGCTATCACAAACGTATTGCAAAAAGAAAGTGCGTTGAGGTTAGCGATTGCAACAACTGCTCAAACGGCATATACCGCAGTTGTGGGAACGTCAACGGGTGCGATGAAGTTGTTTCGATTAGCGTTAGCATCCACTGGAATCGGTGCGTTGGTTGTTGGTTTGGGTTTATTGATTAGCAACTTTGACGACGTTAAAAAGGTTGTAATGAACCTTTTAAAACCGTTCGATGGAATCATTGCAAAGGTGCGTGACTTTTTGAGCGTAATTTCCTTTGGATTGATTGATAATACGGCCACTAAAAAAACAAAAGAAAACGCCGAACAAGTGGTGGAAGCCTTTAACAAAACGAAGGATGCCATGAAAGAAAACGAAAAGGTAATTGAACGCAGAATCGAACTTGCAAAAGCCGAACAAAAAGGTATTAGAGAAATTTACAATTTAGAAAAACAACTTGCAGACCTACGCATTAAGAATTTAAAGATAGAACAAGATGCTTTGAAACTCAAAGAGAAGGCAGGAACTGCAACCGATGACGAAAAGAAACGCATTAAAGAATTAACTACTGAAATTGCAGACGCTACAAATAAGCGTTTAATTCTCGATGCTAACTTCAAAAAAGCGGTTGCAGATGCAAACCAAAAAGCAGAGGAAAAAAGACGTGAAAAGGAACGTGAAAACAATACAGCATTTTTCAAAGATTTAGGGGAATTAAAAACCAAGGAAGTAGGGTTAATTCAAAACACTGCAAAAGAGGAAGAGCGTTCACTATTAACTTTAAATGATTTAAAAAAACAAAGTAATGAAGTTGATGCGCAATTAGCGTATGAAAGAAAGCAACATAAAATGGACGAAATTTCCTCAGGGTTGCGCCTTGCATCCATGGGGTTGGATTCATTGATGCAGTTAACAACGGCATTCACAAAGAACACCGAGGAAAGTCAACGCAAAGCATTTAAGATTAACAAATCTTTTCAAATAGCGCAAGCATTGATTCAAACATACCAAGCCGTTACGGGTGCGCTAACCGCAGGTGGTAACCCGATCAAGCTTGCAACGGGTGCACAATTTGTTGAAGCGGGAATTGCACTTACCGCAGGACTTGCAAACGTAGCAAAGATTGCCAAAACTCAATTCGGTGGTGGATCGCAAGGTGCAGGTGGTGCAGGCGGTGGCGTTGGTTCAGTTCCTCAACCTTCTGCAATGGCTACAACTACACCAACGATCGGAAGCACCCAACTTCAATTAGATGCTCAGGGTAACTTACAACAAGGTTCAATGAGAACCTACGTACTTGAAACCGATATATCAGACAAACAAAAACGCTCACAAAGATTACAAAGAACCGCAACATTAGGAAAATAATATGAATACTTACAATGATTTACCAGTTTACTCGCTTGTAGTAAACGATGACGAAGGCACAGGTGTTGACTTTGTCGCACTCGTTAATGCTCCTGCAATCGAGCGTAATTTCCAAGCATTTAACAACCGTGTGAAGTTCACCGCTAACGAAGACAAAAGGTTGGTTACAGGTCCGTTAATGATACCCGATTCAATGATTTTCAGACGTGACGAAAAGTTTGGGGAGTACTACGTGACTTACACCGCTGAAACAATCAAAAAGATTGCGGAGAAGTTCATGCAAAACCAATACATTTCCAACGTCAACACCGAACACAAAACACCCGTTAAGGACGTGTTTATGATTGAATCGTTTATTACCGATGCTGATCGTGGTATCGGTTCGCCAAAAGGTTTCGAGGATTGCCCCGAAGGAACTTGGTTTGGAACGTACAAAGTGAACAACGAAGACGTATGGAATCAGGTTAAAGACGGAACGTTTAAAGGATTTAGCGTTGAGGGTGATTTCATTCACGCTCCTTTCCAAGCATCCAAGCAACTACCGTTGGAAGTCATTTTGATTGACGAAATCCTTTCGATGCTATAATTTTTTTGTCACTTTTTTTTGCCTTCCCATTTCATAAGTAATAAACTTTTTTCACATGGATATTAAAGCTGAATTGCTAAAAATTAAAAGCTATCTCATGTCGACCGAAGTTACCCCAACCGCCCAAGAGTTCGCCATGTACGACCTTGCAAGTGGTGGTCAAGTATCGATCAACGGTGAAATCGTTGTAGGTGCGGAGGTAATGGTACTCGACGGAGATGGTAACGCCGTTCCTGCCCCAGACGGAGAGCACGAATTGGTTGGTGTTGCTAAGATCAAAACCGAAGGCGGTAAGATTGTTGAAATCATGCCTATTGAAGAAGAGCCAAAAATCGAAGTAGAAATCGAAGCAGGCGAAAAGAAAGAGGAAATGGCCGAAGCCGAAATGATGCCTGAGCACGCCAAGGAAATGGAATCAATGAGCGAGCGTATCACCAAGTTGGAAGGTATGATTGCCGACATGATGACCCGAATGGATGGAATGGGTAAAGCTACCGAAGCCATGAGTGCTGTTGTTGAAGAGGTTGCAAGCCGTCCAACTGCCGAAGTTTCAAAGCCTGTTGCTTTCACTTATTTGAATCCAAAGGAAAAGCAAAACGATAAATTTTCAAATCTTTTAAACGCATTAAAATAAACAAAAATGAGTTACAATTTAGCTGGGTTAAGTACTTATACTAATCAACAAACCCTACCCCTAATCACAAAGTCGTTATTCAACGCACGCACCATTTCTTTGATCAACAAGCAAGTTGGTGTTAAGTATGTTTCTGCTTTGAACTTGTTAGACACTACAACTACTTTTGCTTATGGCAATACTTGTGGTTTTGACGGTTCAGGAAACACAACTGATTTTACACAACGCAACTTGACTGCGGTTCATACCAAAGTACACGAAGCAATGTGTCCTAAGTCTTTGGAGCAGTACTGGATGCAAACTCAGTTAACCGCTGGTTCAATGCCTACAACCATTCCATTTGAACAAGTTTACGCTGAACAAAAGGTTGCTTCTATTCAAAAGGCGTTGGAAACTGCGGTATGGACTGGTGCAGGAACGTCAGGTTCAATCACTGGTTTTGCCAAGATTTTTGCTGATGCAGCTACTGCTAACCCTTCTACCGATTGTATCGACTTAAATGCTTCTGCTTACGGTTGGGCTACTGACCTTTCATTTGCTACTTTGCAATCAACACCTACAAACGCTATCAAGTTGTTGAACACTTTTGAAACTTACCTTCCTGCGGACATCAAAGGTTACGATGACGTTGCTATTTTCTGCGGTGTTGACGTATTCACTGCAATTAAGCAAGGTTTGGTAGCTGAAAACTATTTCAATATTTCTTACTTGAACGGTGTTGAAAATTACGAATTGACTTTGCCAGGTTCTAACATCAAGTTGTACGGAGTAAACGGGTTGAACGGAGAATATGATTTGTACGCAGGTCGCACTTCACACTTCGTTTTCGGTACTGACTTGTTGAATGAAGAGGAGCGTTTCGAAATCTTCTACGCAAAAGAAGCTGATCAAGTTCGTTTCGTTGCTGAATTCAAGGCAGGCGTTCAAATCGCATTCCCTGATCAGACACGTCGTTTCATGATGGCTGCATCCTAATAGATCGATTGAACTATTAACCAAGGGGTGGGTGAAATCGCCCACCCTTTTTTTTTAACTAAAATAAAAAAAAAGATATGAGTTGCGCATTAACCGCAGGATACACTCTCGCTTGTAAGGATAGCGTTGGTGGATTAAAAAAAGTTTATTTGGCTAACTTCGAGGATATCACATATTCCGCTCCCGTTTCAGGTGTTATCGCTACCGTTACAGGCGATATGTACCTTTACGAGTTACCAATGAACACCGCTCAATTTACTGAAACAGTAACATCGAGCATCGAAAATGGAACTACCTTTTACCAAACAGAACTTTCAATCGTATTGCCTAAGCTAACCGCAGGCCTTCGCAATGAGTTGAAGTTGTTGGCGCAAGCTAAGTTGGCCGTTGTAGCCGTTGACCGCAACGGTGTTCAGTGGGTACTTGGTGTCGAAAACGGAGCGTACTTAACCACTGGAACAAGTGCGACTGGAACTGCCATGGGTGACTTGAACGGAATGACTTTGACCATTACCTCAATGGAGAAAGACCCAATCTTGACCACTTCTGATACAATTACCACTCCTTAACCCTACACACTTTCCATATTTTGAAGGGGGGCGTTTACGCTCCCTTTTTTTATTCGTTACATTTTCGTTTTTTCCCATTATATAAATATGCAGTTGATCACAACGAACGCAGTTAACCGCCTATACTTTACCGCTACCGAGAACATGGTGAGCGGTGCATGGGTATATTTAAACATTCACCACGTAGCAACGAATGAAGATTATTTTTTCGGCTTTGAAAAGGCTCAAAACCTTAGCGTATTTACTGGCCGTTTTGATGCTTGGGATTGCAATGTTGGGAATTTACCCGTTGGTCAGTGTTTATATACACTTTACGAGGGTAATGAAGGAGCGGTCAACCCTGAAAGCGAAGAAATTTTAAACGTGTTGGAAGTTGGATTGTACGAAGTTTTGGCGAATGAAAACACCGATATCGTATTTGATAACAATACAACTTACATAGAGCCAAATTTATGAGTTCAAGAAGAGTAAAAAATGCGTATGGTATGCCTACCAGTTCGCCTATTGTACGACAGGACTTTGAAACGAAGTTACCTGAGTACAAGGTTGCGAACGGTAAGGATTATGTGATGTACGGAGAACATAACCGATACCCCGATTACTTGTTGGAAATGTACCAACGTAGCGCAAAGCATAACGCTATTGTAAACGGGAAGGTAAATTACATCACGGGTAAAGGTTGGACGTATGAAGCCGACAAAGTACCGAGCGAAATGATTGGTGAATTAAATCGTTTGTTGGAGAACCCAAACCCATACGACGATTTAAACGATATTCTTTACAAGACCGCACTTGACTTCGAAATTTTTAACGGCTTTGCGTTGGAAATTGTGTGGAATATGAATGGTAAGGTTAGCCAAATCGCACATAAAAACTTTGGTAACCTACGTAGAAACGTGGATGGAAGCAAGTTTTATTATGCGGATGAGTGGAAAGAATTTGGCGAACCTGAAAGGCTTACCGAGTATATGCCATTCGACCCCGAAAAACGTTTGGGTAAGCAACTATTTTACTATTGCAGTTACGCTCCAAGCGTGCGTTATTACCCCATTCCTGAGTACTTGGGCGCGCTTGCTTACATCGAAACGGATGCAAGGATTGCAAATTACCACGTGAACAACTTACGTAACGGTTTCCTTGGTGGTTTCCTTTTCAACTTCAACAATGGAGTGCCTTCAAACGAAGAGCAAAGGGAAATCAAACGTCAATTACAAAAGCAATTAAAAGGCGATGACGGGGAGCGTATCGTGGTGAACTTCAACGATAGTGCCGACACTGGATTAAAGATTGAGCCATTAAACGCTAACGATTTAGATAAGCAGTTTAACATTCTAAACGAAACAATCCAAACTGAAATCTTTGTTGCTCACCGCGTAACCTCCCCGATGCTTTTCGGTGTACGTGTTTCAGGGCAACTTGGTGGACGTTCGGAGTTGGTTGAAGCATACGAACTGTTTAAGGCGGTTTACGTTAACGATCGAGTTCAAAAGTTGGAAAAGGTATTTAATTACATTTTTTCTTTCAATGGGTTGGGCGTGTTAGAAATCGAACCTACCGAGCCGATCACGGAAAGATTAACCGAACAATCTTTGCTTCAAATCATGACCAAAGACGAACTGCGAGAAAAGGCAGGTTTGCCACCTTTGGCCGAAGTAACCGTTACCGAGCAACCGCAGTCATTTACGCACCAAGATTTTCGCAAAGAGAAAGAAGAGTTAGCGTTGTTTCAAAAGTTTGGCCGTGACGCTTCCGAGTTCGTTGAAGTCACACGCAGACCCATGCGCTACGGGTTCGAATTATTAGAACAAGAATTTGCCAGTGAGTACGCAGAACTTGATGCCGACATTTTGAAAATGATTGAGAAAGACCCTGCGATTACTTCGGATAAATTAGCTGATAAATTAGGAAAGTCAATAGAGCTAATTTCAGACCGTATCAGCGCACTTATTGAAGCGAAGGCTATCAATATTCGTGGAGCGTTAAAAGAGTTAGGAGAGTCAGCAAAGGACTTTATCAAGCCACGCAACCCCGAAGGTGAACCGTTGGTGCAAGTGATGTACAAATACGACGTACTTCCTGAGTTCGGTCCTCAAAAGTTGATCGCTGGCAGTCGTGAATTTTGCTCGAAAATGATTGACTTAGGAAGGTATTACACCCGTCAAGATATTAACCAAATTTCGCAAATCATGGGGTACTCGGTTTGGGAACGAAAAGGCGGTTGGTACACAAAGCCCGGCACGAACCAACACTACCCAACGTGCCGTCACACTTGGATGCAAACCTTAGTAAAACCGAAAGCATGAGCCAAAAAGCCCTATTCATAACCGAGAAGCAATTAAAAGATGCTTCGTTGATTAACGAAAACGTTTCCATGGTTAAGTTACGACCTACGTTGATCATGTGCCAAGAAATGCACATTCAACCGATTTTAGGTAGCGACCTTTACAAAGAAATTGCTAATCAAATCATTGCGGACGATTTAACCCAAGAGAATGAGGACTTGCTTATTGAATACATTCAGCCATGTTTACAAATGTTTGTACAAATGGAGTTCCCGATGGCCTTCGGTTTCCAGTTACGCAATAAGAACGTGGAGCGTGGTACGGATCAAAACAGTACGCAGGCCTCCATGAATGAACTTCAAAGGTTGATTGATTACTACAAATCGAAAGCGGAGTGGTACGCTGAAAGGATTACACGTTATATCTTAACCAATATCACCGACTTTCCTGAGTATCAATCGCCAAGCGGGCAAATCGATACTATTTTACCAAACCGACGCAATTACACTGCTGGATTGGTGTTGAATAACTACGGTTGTTGTGGTGACTACGCAAGTCGTTACCAAGCTAACTTCAATCGGAATTGTGACTGTTATTAAAATCTATGAGTTACCACAAAAAGAACGTCGACAAATTAAGGGTTTACCTATCAAAAGAGAAAGATGCAAAGTTGGAACACGATAAAAAGAAGCTTAAAGGAGTTCAGCGAAACCCACCCGCTCGTTAATTCGTTTGGGACGGGTAACATTCTCGACCCTGATAGCGCACAAATAACCAATTTTGTTACTCCCGAAATTGATCGGATTTATTACCCGTTAGTTTTTGCGACGTTGGATTCTTCGAGGTTTGGAAGCAACTCGGTTACGTTTACCGTTGGTTTGGTTTTCATGGATAAGATTGAGGAAAGCCAAAAGGTAGCTGACCGTCCGACAGGTTCAAATGCTTTGAACTTCCAAACACTCCAACCCGATGAGGTCATGAGCGACATGACCCAACTGGCAGGGGATTTCATGATTAAGTACCAACGTACTTTTGGCAATGACTTCGATATTTCGGTGGATGCTAACGTGGATTACTTTGTTGATCGGTTTGGCGATAGGGTTGCAGGATGCAGGGCGGTGGTATCGTTTAACGTTCCACTCGCTTTGAGCGTGTGTACCATTCCAACTGAAATGAACCCCGATGTTTGTTACTTTGGAGGCGTGGAAGCTACCAATCAAATTGACCTTTACGACGGTAGCACGATAGCGGTTGCACCCAACCAACCGATTAACATTACCTTTGATAGTGGAGCGGTTAGCAATTTGTTTCTTTGGTTTGCAGTTCCTTCAACTTATTCGTTCTCGCATTGGTTTAGAAGTGCATTCGACCAAGGGGCGTTCGATCAATTGTTTGAGGTGTACGATACGCAAGACGAGTACGATATTTATGTAACAAGGTGGCAAACGGAAGCAACCGTACAAATGACTATACAATGATAAGATTAAGCGATAATTTAGAAATCAACAAACCTGCACCAGTCGATGATCGATTAGGTGTGTTTGTTTCAACTGCTTCGGCTTTAAGTTCTGTTCCCGAAGATCGACGTTACATTGGTTTAACGGTTATTGTGGACGATGGAACTGGAGCGACTGAGTATTGGTTCAAAGAAGGTGTGACAAATGCTGACCTTGAAGCAAAGTCAACGGGAGGTGGCGGTGGTGGTGTACCTTACACGGGTGCAACACAAAACGTAGACCTCGGCACGTACAATTTAACAGCTGATCAATTAGCGTTGAACGTAAACCCAACGGGTGCGCTTTCAGTTGGAATGACTGAATGGAACGATAGCCTTGGAAGTTCACAAACACTTTTGAAAGGTGGATCGGTTACGTTGAAAAACGGCGTTGATTTGGTCGCGCGTGTTGTAAATAAGGTGAACCCAAATACCACATTAACGAAAGCAGAATACCAAGTTGTAAAGGTTACGGGAGCGCAAGGTCAGAGGTTAGCGGTTAATTTAGCGCAAGCCAATAGCGATCTTAATTCAGCCGATACGCTCGGAGTGGTAACGGAAACGATTGCACCAAACCAAGAAGGATTTATTCTAACGGTAGGGCAAATTGAAGGTATTAACACTACGGGAAGTTTGCAGGGTGAAACGTGGGTGGACGGTGACGTGTTGTATTTAAGCCCAACCACGGCAGGTCGCATGACTAACGTAAAACCAAACGGTTCTACGGGTCACATCGTGGTACTTGGTTACGTGGAATATTCGCACGCTAACAACGGGAAAATCTACGTTAAGATCATGAACGGATGGGAACTTGACGAACTTCATAATGTTTACATCAACCCTGCTACCTTAACCGATAACGACGCATTGATTTACGAAAGTTCTTCGCAGTTGTGGAAGAACAAACAAGTGACAAAATCAATGGTTGGACTTGGAAACGTGGATAATACAAGCGATGCAAATAAGACGTTTTCAGCGTCGCAAATTACTTCGGGGACATTCGATAAGGCACGCATCCCGAAAGTCATTCCTGCGGTTGCTATTGCAGGCTCAGCCGTTACCTCGGGGAATAATACCAACGAGAATATCATGCAAACGTTGACCATTCCTGCAAACACTTTGAACGTGGGCGATGTAATCCGTATTGGTGCGCTCAATACTTACACTACAACTGGAACAAAAGCCGTGCGTGTACGCTTTGGAACAACGACGGCAGGCACGGCAATACTTTCCCCTGCTTCCCTTAGTGCTTCGGTTACATCAACGCAAATCGATTTACTCGCAGTTGTTACGGGTTCAACAACTTTGCGATTCTCAACCAACGGTATTGCTAACGCAGTGATTTACGGGGCGAATACGGGTGCATTGGTTAACCAAACCATTGACCGTACACAACCGATTAGCTTTATTATTACCATTCAGAAAACCACGGGAACGGATACGGTTACGTGCGAAAGTGCGTTCCTTGAAATTATTACAGCATGATTTACGCAATAACAAATTTACAAGGTGTTACCACCTACGACCTAACCTTTGATGGTGCGATGGCTTTGTACGTACCTGGATGCCGTTTATGGGCGAGTGAAAACGATGGTGCAACCTACTTTGAAATCTTTGTACCATGAAGCAGTTACTACATGACCTCGGCATAAACCTCGGCCTATCCTTTGCAGGATTTGCAGGTTCGCTCGTAATGATCGGAAAGAAAGAATTTTCGTGGAAGAAAGCGTTGGTGAGTATTCCGAGCGGTGTGTTTTCTGCAAACTATCTTACCCCGATTGTGGTGGATGCGTTAGGAATGCAACAAGGATCAGCGGAGTACGGTATTGCTTTTATTATGGGCTACCTTGGATTGAAAGGAACTGAAATTTTTGCAACTAAATTTATCAATAATGAAAAATCTAAAAAACCTGATGCCTAAGAAGGCAAACGAAATGTCGATTTATGAGAGAGCGACGGCAGAAACCCCTCCATTTTTTAAGAAACTGCGCACTATTGGTATTGTGGTTGGTGTGGTCGGGGGTGCTTTGGCTACTGCACCAGTTTCGCTACCCGCCTCGATTGTAGCTTTGAGCGGTTATTTGATCACGGCAGGTACAATTATTACCACTGTTTCACAAATAACTGTTGACGAGAACAAATAAAGTCGTATCTTTGTAGCGCAAGCCACGTTTTTGCGTTGTTTTCGTAGTTTAATTTTTGGTTGAACCCCTGAGAAATCGGGGGTTTTTTTATGCGTTCAAAAAAAAGTTTCATTTTTTTTCTGAAAAAGTTTGCACAATTAAATTTCATGTCTATCTTTGTAATACCAAAGAGAAGCACACTATGAAAACAGCAATTACAACCAAGAAATTTACAAGAGTAGAAAACACAGATGCTGAATTTTTACAGGCAGGCATTGTAGCTTTTCAACTTGTTCAAATTAACTATTCATTTTACGGACAAGAAATGACCGAGGTATTTGATACCAAAATTATGAACGACGGAAGTCAAATTGTAATTGATGGAAATGGGTTTATCAAATCAGGATTTCAACTATAAAACAAAACGGGGGGTGCGCATCCGTAACGCACAAACAAACCAAAAACAAGATGAACAAAACACAAACAACAATTTGGGGAATCGTAATGCTTTACGTTTTCTTCCTAACCAAAAACCCATTTACAATTATTTACATGGTGTTTATCGGTGGCTACATTTCCAAAAGAATCGAAACTAAAAAATCCAAATAATATGAAAACAATGAACGAAAAACAATTTCCAGTTGACGCTTTGCGCTTTTGGAAGTTAGCACCTGACACTATTTCCTGCGGTTGGGACATCTTTATTGGCCACGCACATTCCGAGAATATGTGCGACCCCGTAAGCCATTACATTTTCAACGATGTAATTACAATCTTCAAACACCTGAGGGGTTACATTGACCACGAAGACCGCCACGTTGGAGAATTGCTTAACGAGGTAATCCGATGGGACCTTAAAAATTCAGAGTTGTGCGTTACCGATGCAAGTTTCAGCGAGCAAATTGGAATCGGTGTAGCAATCAGTTTCAAAATGAATTTCAACACGGTAGAAAACTATTCAGTCATATTTAGTTATTTCAAATAATGCGAGAAATTAAACAAATCAAACGGGGGCGTAAACCTGCACGCCCCTTGGTTTCCACGGCCTTAGCACAACGATGGGAGCAAATCAGGAACGAACGGAAAATATCCGTACATAGATTACCAGTTAGCCCACCAACTTACCGAAAGGTAATTAACACGGGGTACTGCGATCAACAAACCTTGATAAAACTAACTAAATTCTTTTTATGATTAGCAAACACATTACACTAACCGAAGCCACAAAGAGCAACACGGCCACACGTTTAGGAATCAACAACACGCCAAACGAAGCAACGGTTGAAACCATGAAGCTAACCGCTGAAAAGGTATTCGAACCTTTACGCGAAATCCTTGGTGCAATCCGAGTAAGTTCCTTCTACCGTTCCCCCGACCTTAACCGAGCCATTGGAGGAAGCAAAAGTTCACAGCACTGCAAAGGTGAGGCAATCGATATGGAAGCGTTAAACACATCGAACTTCCACCTATTCGAGGAAGCCTGCAAGCTACCCGAGTTCGATCAAATCATTTGGGAGTTCGGCACTAAGCAAGAGCCTGACTGGGTGCATATCAGTTACGCAAAGACGGGAAACCGTAAGCAAATTTTACGTGCAACCAAGATCGGAAACCGCACCGCCTACGTGCCATATCGTAAAGACTAAAAAAATAGTTTGCACAATTAACTTTCATTTGTATATTTGTGAACCAAAACAAAATTATGGAAAACATCAAGAACTTGGCGAAAGCTTTGGTTAAAGCAACCGCCCAAATCGAAGGTGCTACAAAAGACAGTACCAACCCTCACTTCCGCAACAAATACGCAGACCTTGCGAGCGTTACGGATGCAATCAAGAAGCCGTTAAACGAGAACGGTTTAACCTACTCACAAATCATTCATCGATTAGAGGGTGGAGTTGGCGTAGAAACGCTTATTATCCACGAATCGGGAGAAACTATGAGCAACGGTATTACGTTCGTTCCTGCGCCTAAAAACGACCCACACGGATACGGCAGTGCGTTGACGTATGCCCGTCGTTACAGTTTGTCCGCTTGTTTCGGTGTAATTCAAGAAGATGACGACGCGAATGGTGCAACTAACCTACGTACAACGGCCGACATTAACAAGGTTCAGAGCAAAAAAGAATCCGCTCCAAAGTTTGCAAAGGCTGACGAACTGCAACCATTCACCGCTGAAAAGTACTCAAAGTTATTGGAACTTCACGAAACCGACCCTGAACTATGCAAGAAGTTGGAAGCGCACTATCGCATTACTTCCGAGGTTAAGGCTCAATTCAAAAAAGATACTGGAAAGGATTGGGCATGACACACGAAGACAAAATCAAAGTAATCATTGAACTTTATTCAAAGATTAAAAACGTTGACCTTGCAAGTATGTTGGAAATGAATCCTGGATTAATTTCTTATTACGCTCGAAAGTACAACCTTAAAAAAGAGGCTGAATATCTTGAAGATCAAAAGAAACGAAGCTTTGAAAAAATTAAAGAAGCAAGAGATTACCATAATGAACGTTTCAATATTTTAAGAAATAAAGAAATGCCCTATTGGGAGCGAGTAAAGGAATTCAGAAAACAACAATTCGAAACCCATGGACGTTTCCACCCATTCTACAAACTTCAAATTAAAACGCAAGCCAATGGATAATATCATAACCCAATCAAACAACCTGCTTTCTTCTGTTACTGGAAGGGAGCAGGTGGAATTGATGCACCAAGAATTTCGCATTCAAATAGAAGAGGGTAATATCAACCCGTTGGAGTTTGCAATCAAAGCACGCATGATTATTAAGGCCTTAGAGCAGACTTTAACCGATACCCAATACCTTGCAATCAATGAGCAGGAAAAGCACGGGAAAACGGCTGAAATGTTTGGAGCGGTGGCCACAACTTCCGAAATGGGTGTGAAGTACGACTACGAGAGTTGCAACGACATCGAATGGATTATTTTGAAGGAGAACGTAGAACGTACAACCGAAATGCTGAAAGCCCGTGAGAAGTGGTTGCGATCACTGACCAAGCCCGAAAACATCGTGGATGCAAACGGTGAAATAATTACCATTACCCCACCAATCAAAAGAAGTACAACAACCTTAAAAGTAACAATGAAATGAGAACAAGCCCACAACAACTAATCGACTTCATTCAAGGTATTAAACTTAAAGCCATGGAAGTACACGTTAACGCTGAATATACGGCAAAGAAAATCGACCTTTCAAGGGTATCGAGATTCGACATTTTAAACCATCGTATGCAACGCTTGTACCGATTGCGTTCCCAGTGCATTGAGCACAAAGACTTTTACAAGGCACTCCAAGCCATGCACCTGATCAACCGTGTAGGGTTCGAACTTTCAAAAACATACAACTACACTGCACTATGAACTACCCCGACCCAACCAAAGAACAGTTAGCGATTACCCGTGCCGTTGTGTTGATGCAAGCCCTTGCGGAAACATTGGACGACCTAAAACGCACCAAGGCCTACCGTCAATCATTAAAGAACAGATTGAACCTTTTAGAGCAAGATTTGTCAGTTTACCTCAATACGTTATCCGTAGCGTTTTGGGGTGAGGATGAGGAGTTAATGATGCAAATAAGCCGAGGCATTGATGCCGTTACGGGTGCGCTCGCTACGTGGCATCCTGCACAAATGGCAGTACTGGAAGACGTGCTTAATCAAATCGAAGAACAATTTAATCAAACACAAAATGAAATATCAGAAACCACAGAACAAACAGGACATTGAATCCTTGAAATGGAAAATGAGTTACCTCGAAAACCAATTAACGGGGCAACTATGTGACGAAGAAATGGTGCTACGTCAGGAGATCAGCGAAATTAAGCAACTGCTTCGCTCGGTTGAATATCCCGAACGTCCGACCGATTCAAACTTTGAATGTTTTGGTTGTGGATCGTAACGGTATCGAGATTGATTTAGTTGCGAATTTAAAAACGAAAAATTATGTGGGAATATAAAACAGAAGAATTCAAAGTAGAACGAAATAGTGATAAAACCTGTGATGATATTTTGAATGAATTTGGTAGAGAGGGGTGGGAAGCCTTTTCAATTAAAAAAGAACCATACTTTGATTACAGATTACAAATAGGTAAATATAAAATACAGACCGCTAATATATACGAAGTTAAATTGAAAAGGCGTGTGGAATAATTTTATGTTTGCTAACTCATTTATTGGCGCACATTTATTTCGCTTATTAAACAAATCATGCTATCTTTGAAGCAGATTAATACACCGATGAGACAGATCGGTTTCAACAACATAAAGCCCTCTATTTGGTTTGCACTGTCTCTGCATTCCATTTAGGGGGTTAATTATTTATGAACCTTATCGATTACAATTTTCGCCTTAATTCGATCATTAAGGAAGGGATGTTAACGACAAACGAAATCGCTTTGATGTTTGTTATTATCAACCTACAAAACACGCTTAGATCGGATTTATTCGGGTTGCCTACCCGTACAACCTCGGCACATTTGAACCTATCCAATCCAACCTATTACCGTACTTTGGAAGGCTTGCAAACAAAGGGATTGATAGCAATTTTAGAGCAAGGAAAGAAGAATCAAGCACCAATTATTCGAATCACATTCGATAAAAAAATTTTAGCGAATCCGTTTAGTATTTCACAATTCGAAACGAATGCGATAAAAGAAAATGAACAAATGCTATTAAAAAATTTTATCGAATCCGTGCACATAAATAAGAAAGAAGAAAGAATCAAAAATAAAGAATCTACTAATAGTAGTAGTAGTATTAAAGAGCCATTTCAAAATTTGAAACCAAGCGATTGCAAAGAGTACATTAACGAGCAATTAGAACTGCACATTCACAACCTCAAACAAGCAACCAATTACACGGTTGAACAAATACGCACCGCAGTCGATACCTTTGTGAACTATCAAGAACTTGAAGCAAAAGTGTATCACTTCAAAGCCGATTCATTCAAACACTTTGCGCACTGGATAAAACGCATTGACCTGAACAAGATCAACAAACCAAAAGAACAAAAGCTCGATTCCCGAAACATGACAGCAGACGAAATCGCTCAGTGGGTAGTCGAGAGAAAATTCGGAAAACAACCTTAAAAAAAACGATATGAAAATCAAAGAAATGCAACCAGCAACCCGAGCGGAATACCTAACAAAACAACTGCTCAAACTGTACGATTACTTCAACAACAACGTAACCGTTGGAGAAAACATCATGCGACAGGTTGAAGCGTTAGAGGAAGATCTTGAAACATACACCAACCTAACAACCGACCAATTCGAGCAAGCACTAAGGAACGGACGTAAGGAAAGCATGGAAGCTTTTAAGCCTTCCATTCGATTGATCGTGCAATGGGTATCGAACTACGTTGTACGCTTCAACAAGTCAGAGCAAAAGATTACGCACTCAGGAACAACACTTACACGCAACTACCCAATCGAACAGCGCAAAGCGTGGATCATTTCAAGCTACCGTCAATACCACGAAGAAAACAAGGACATGACCAAGTTTTACGACTTCGGTGCGCCTACCTATGAGGCAATCTACAAGTACTGCGGTTACAACCTTTCAAACGATCAACGTGAATGGTGTTTCGAAATGAGTAAACGTTTATCACTTTCGCAAATGTTCAACGCATTTCTAACCCGTGACGAAAGCGACGAGTTCAGAAACAACGCAACTGCCTGCGCTTACGCTTGTAAGTTATTCTTTGATCAGTTCCCAACGGAAACCGATTTGAGAACGCAGTTAGGGTATTTCGATAACGTTTCCAAAGATCACTTTGTAGCCAGTTACGAAAAGACCCCATCACTTGTAGCGTACATGAGAAAGAAGAACGAAAATAATTTTGGACTTTCTTAAAAAAAAACTTGCACAATTAATTTTTACCCTTATCTTTGTAATACCAAAAACAAACAAGCTATGACAACAATGTTTTCAAAATCAGTAGAAGAAAGAGCGATCAACCTAATCATCGCAGGTGTTGACCCAATTGAAGCAGTTAAGCAAGCATTAACCCAAGATACTCAACTTTGTG